TTGAGCCTGTCGTCAACTGGCTTGGACTAGAGTTTGACGACAAGAAGGTGAAGAAAACTATCGTCAAAAGAAAGTGGCACGGTGATGCGGCTCCATAAAGACGTAAAACAACTCATCACGACGCATGGTTACGAGGTGTCGTTCAGCCGTGCGCAATCTGGTGGCTCCTATGACACGACCACAGGCACCATCACAGGCGGCTCTACTCTGACGTGGATCGGACGCGGCGTGTTCATCAATTACATGGACGAGGACGTGAACGGAACGTCAATCACCACGGACGACAGGAAGTTGCTCTTACAGGCTGTAGGTCTGGACCGTGCGCCTGAAGTTGCGGATTTGGTTGTGGGTGTCGGGCAGGTTCTCGATGTCCGCACAATCCAATCTGGCTCTACTGTCATTGCCTACGTCTGTCAGGTGAGGGGTTAAGATGGTTCAAGTTAGGGTTCAGAGAAAGGGCATGGACTTCGACCAGATCGCGAAGGAACTAGAGATTGATGTCCAAGATCTGAAAAAAGAGACCATGCAGGAGATGGCTGTTAATATCGCCCTGAATAGCCCTGTTGATAGCGGATACTATGTCAGGAACCATGAAGTAAAGCTGCGTAGTGGTTCGTTCCAAGCCAACAAGACAAAACCGGCTGATGCGCCGAAATCCTCCAATCCGAACGCAGCGCGTCAGGATGGCGTGAGCAACATGTTTGCCGATATTGAGGCTCTGGATCTCAGTAAGAATACATTCGTATTTAGGAATGCGATGGCCTATGCTGCTATGATCGAGGCTGGAGTGACCGGCGACGTGACAGGCAACCCGCCAGTCTACGCTTCTACGGCCAGAGAGGCTCCGCGTATCATTCAGGAAGTCGCGCAGAAGATCGCAGCAAGGAATCGCTAAATGCCTATCGTCAATGACATACGCGCCACGTTGGACACGGCCTTGGCTGCTGTGTCAGGGCTTCCTGCAATCGCCTATGAGAACGCTCCGTTTGAGCAGGTAGCGGGAACGCCACATCTGCGTGTTGGTTTCTTCGTCACGTCACGTCGCCCTGCTGTGCGTGGCCCTAATCCGCAACACCGCTATCAAGGTATCTACCAAGTCACCGTGGCTGTTCCGAGCGACACGGGAACTGGCGATGCGCTTGACTACGCCGATCTGATTATGACCGAGTTTGATGGGTCTAGTGACTTATTTTATGACCAAATGAGCGATGCGCTTCTGGCTGAGAGCGGTGCTTACATTGCCTTAGAGGGCGGGGGCCGCATTCTTAGAGGCAATGTAATCAATGTCTCAATCGAATACGCGGAACTCGGAACACAGGTGTTCAGTGAGCCGTTCTTTCTGGTTCCTGTGCAGATTGCTTGGTATGTGTACGGGGAATGATTCGGGTGTTGTTGCTAGACAACAGTCAAGGTGATATTATCAACTCCGAAAGATTAACCTTTTGGAGTGACAAAAATGGCCGTTTTTGCTCAAGGCAGCCGCAGTTCAGTCGGAATCGGCGTTGAGTCGTCCTTCGGCGTTGCTGCATCCACCTACACCAACCTTCCCATCAAGACGCACTCTCTGGATCTGACTAAAGAGCGACTTCAGGGTCAGGACATCCAAGCTGACCGTATGCAGCGCGTTGACCGTCACGGCAACCGCAGCGCAGCCGGTTCCATCGAAGTTGACCTACGCAAAGGCAACTACGACGACCTGCTGGAAAGCGCGTTCCTGTCCACATTTGACTCGTCGGACGAAATCACCATCGGCACCACGCCGAAGTATCTGACACTTGAAGACGCGATGAACGACGTGTCTCAGTATCGCCTGTTCACGGGTATGACTGTCAGCACGGCGTCGTTCTCGATTGCGCCGAACCAGATGGTTGATACCACGTTCGAGATGGTCGGCAAGAACATGACGATCAGCGGCACCGGCAAGACGGTATCGGCATCCACCATCAACAGCCCCTTCGACAGCTACAATGGCGCTATCTACGAAGGCGGCGTTGGCTCTGGCGATCTGGTGAGCCTCGTCACGTCCATCAACTTCAGCCTAACAAACTCGTTCGCTCCGACGTTCGTTGTTGGGTCGGACACCACGCCTCACCTTGAGGTCGGTCGCGCCATCATTGAAGGAACGATGAGCGTGTATGTTGAGGATGCGACTTTTATAAACCGTTTCTTAAATGAGGAGGAATCGGAAATCCAAGTCAGCGTTGACGATCCCACAGGGTCTAACGCCTACACGTTCTACATGCCTCGCATCAAATACAATGGTGCATCGGTTCCCCTAGCAAACGAACAGTCTCGTATCATTGAACTCCCGTTTGTTGCGCTCTACGACAGTGTTGAAGGAACTGCACTGAAGCTGACGCGCACCTCCTAATCCCGGCGTCGGGATATAGGGTAGGCGATGGATGTCGGGGTCATCGCCTACCCGCCCTGATTAACCCCGACATACAGGAGACCCCCGATGGATCTGTTCGTTGACGCGGCAGTGAAAGACAAAATCACTATCGAATTGAAGAAGCCAGGAACCGATACGGTTCTAACAAACGATGATGGTTCCCCGATGACCGTTACTGTTTATGGCCCTTACTCAAAAACATACAGAAAAATCACCCTTGAAAATCAGGGTAAGTATTTTGCTATGTTCAGGAAAGGTAAGCAAGTTGACCTCACGCCAGAAGAAATGGCTGAGATGAACTTTGAACTTGTCGTCAAGTGTATTGCGGATTGGGATATCACTGCTGGTGGTGAAAAACCAAAATGCACTGAGAAGAACATTCGTAATGTTCTTGACCGAGTCCCACCCATCAAAGACCAAATTCAGTCTGCGGTGAATGATATTGAGTCTTTTTTGGGAAACTCCGAGACGACCTGATTGCGTTCGCAGAACACTGCTTCGCGCTGAGTAAAACTGATAAGCAAGGTATCTCTCAGCGCGAACATCTGCAACAGGTCGAAAAAGTCGCTGGAAAAACACCAGACGAGTTGATTGGACCGGATTTCCCGGTTGAAGTCGCTTGGATTTGGGAGACCTTCTTAGACATTCATCATGGTCGGTCATACGGAATGAATGGCCCTAACCCTCTTACTTGGGAGGGTATAGCGGCATGGTGTAACCTCAATGAAATTGTGTTATCTTCATGGGAACTGAAGACCATGATAGAATTGGATTCAACTTGGGTCCGCATCGCGCACGAGGATAGTAATGGCTGATCTCTTCCAGCAGGTAGGTGTGGAGTTTGTCAGCAGAGGTGACAAGAAGGTCATCTCAGACTTGAGGTCCGTCAAGAGAGAGACTGACAATCTAGTCAGTTCATCTTCAAACTACTCATCTCAAAATACTATAACGGCAAAGTCCACTAGGGACATGTCTCAGGCAAATACCTTTGCCTCAAGAAAGATCAACGAAGTCGGAATGGCTATGCAGCAGACCGGCTATCAGGTCGGTGACTTCTTGGTTCAGATTCAGAGCGGAACAAACGCCTTTGTTGCATTTGGGCAGCAAGCAACTCAGTTGGTTGGTATCCTCCCGATGTTTGCGTCAAGGCTTAACATGTCCGTTGGAACACTTATTGGCGTGTCTTCTGCTCTTGGTATTGTAATTCCATTGGCTACCGCTTTGGGTGCCGCATTCATGAGGACTCGCGACAGCGCAAGAGATACGGAAAGCGCAATAGAGGAACTTGAAAATGCGATTTCAGGATATGAAAACGCAGTTAAAACACTTAGATCCTCTCAGTCAGAACTAAATGAAGAGTTTGGAACGTTCTCTGAATATGCTTTGTTTGTAGCAGAAAGATTAAAGTTAAGTGCAATAAATGAAGCTAATGAACAAATAGAATCTCTTGCCAACAACTTGACTGATGTGTCTGATCTTATGGGCAGGCAAATACCGAGCAGTATTAACAGGAGCATCAGGGAGTTTTTGGACCTTAATGAAGGTATCAAACAGAATAACGAAAGCGTAGCCGATTTTGTAAATGCTCAGATACGGCTAGATCTTGCTGAGGGGCCGAGACAACAAGCCGATGCGCTGAGAGAACTCTCAGAACTTTTTGTGTCCCTTGTTGGGACACAAGATCAAATGAATGAAGAACAGGAGCAATATTATCTATCTCTTGTTCAAGCCATTGAACTTGTTGCAAGACTTGGAGCGGCACAAGAAAATGTAAACGAAACTCTTCGCGAGAGAGCAACGATTGAAACAACAATCGCTAACATGCAGCGAGAAGTGAATGCTGGAGTCCAGCAAATCCTCGACTTCAAAGAACAAGAAAAACAGAGTCTACAAGACCAACTCGCCCTACAACTGATTAGTAATCAGTATGGCGAGGATTCTGTTGAATACGCTCGTTTGAAGCGTCAGCAAGAAGAAGAAGCCTACCGTCAGTATTTGGCCCAAAATGACATTCTCGGGAATAATGCTGAAGAACTTATTAGGATTTGGAGGGCGGCGCAAAATGCGGCTGACGCTGCTGCTGTCACATCAAACAATATCGCAAGTGGCGCTGACGAAGCCTCAAGATTGGCGGCGAATCTACAGCAAGCCGCATCTGCCCTATCCGCACTTGCTGGTGCGACCATATCCGCAAATATTCGCGCCGTGGGTCTACGGGCGCAGACTGCTGCGCTACAAGCTGGACAAGACACAATCGGCGCGGGCGTGGCTGGAAACATCGCACAAGAGAGGGCGCGTCTGGCACCCGCTCTTGGCTCAGAAGATGCAATAATCAGGATTGCGGCGCAACAAGAACTGGATGCCTATGCGGAAGCCGCGCGTGGTGCTGCGGACGCGCAGAGAACCTTTAACGCGGCCCTTGAAGCAACGAGGGGCGGCGGCAGCGCAGGTGGCGGAGGTGGCGGAGGCGCAGGTGCAACCGGATACACTGGTCTATTCCCCGAACTCCAAGCGGCCTTCGAGCAAGCACAGGAACTCGCCAAGGCATACAAAGAAGAGGTTGAGATCCTCGACTCCGCGCTTGAGCAGGGTCTTATCACACAGCAGGAATATAATTCCTACATTGCGCAGGCCCAAGAAGCCTACAACCAATCGGCAGAGGCGGCGAACCAATACGAGGACATCATCCTGCGCATGGCGAACACCACGAGTGACGCTATCGGACAGGCTATGATGGACATCGTGACAGGCACAAAGTCGGCGTCTGATGCCTTCTCTGACATGGCTCGAACCATCCTCAAGAAAGCCTTTGAGTTGCTGGTCATCAACCCGATCATCAACAGCATATTTGGTGGTTCCGGCCTCGACATCACGGGCTTCAATCCACTGCCGTCTTTGGTTAACGCCAACGGCAATGTGTTCCACAATGGAGCGCATGTCCAAGCCTTCGCAACAGGCGGTGTTGTCGGATCACCCACCTACTTCCCGATGGCCAACGGTGGTGTCGGCCTGATGGGCGAGGCTGGCCCTGAAGCCATCATGCCGCTCAAGCGTGGTAAGGGTGGCCGACTTGGTGTCGAAGTCTCGGGTGATCAGGGTAACGTCGTTATCAACCAGACCTTCGCGTTCCAAGCCAATGGTGACGACAGCGTGAAGCGTATCCT